TTCATACTAGATTTACTGGAGTTCAACAATCACAGGAACAAATGAGAAATGAAGCAGCATGGGTTCAAGTAGTAGCAGAAGTATTAGGTAAGAATTCTGGAATAGATCTTGAAGCATTTGTTAAAGAAAGACAAAGAAAGTTAAATATAAGTAATATAAAAAAAGAGCAAATAGAGGAATAATATGTCTTGGATTGATAAAATAACAGGAAGAGAATCACTTAATGAAGCTATAAAATCATTTATAGGTAAAGGTGAATCTATACTAACAGATAAACAAGTAATAAAACGAAGTGGTGAAGGTATAGAAGACCTTAGTGCAATGGGATTTGGAGCAACAGGCCTAGAATCTTTTAATATGTTCTATAATAGATATATTAACAAAGAATATGAGAGTGAATATAATAAAATTATTGAATATAGAAAAATAGCTGAATACCCAGAAATATCAGATGTTATAGAAGATGCTGTAAATGAATCGACAGAAGAAAATATTGACGGCCAAACATTTATTCTTAATATACTAGATGATGAAATATCAAAAAACAAAAACATTGTAGATACTTTATTTAGTGAGTTTAATGATTTTTTTTATAACAGATTAAATATAAATGAAAAAATTAACAATCTATTTAGAACATATATGATTGATGGTCGCTTATATTATGAAAGAGTAATAAACACAAGCAATCAAAAAAATGGTATCATTAATATCAAAAGACTTCCATCAGAAACAATGGACTTTACTTACAACACAAGAACAGGTCGTACTACATCATATTATCAATATCTTAAAAAAGACGCCAAAAGACCGTTGACTGCAGCAGAAGCTAATGAATCCAAAGATATTATAGTATTCAATCCAGAACAAATAGGATTTATAGATCATGGTATGTTTGGTAAAACGAGACATGATATATATGGTTATCTTGAGAAAGCTAAAGTACCATATAACCAATTGAAATTATTAGAAACATCTGTTATTATATACCGTATAGTAAGAGCTCCAGAGCGATTAGTATTTAAGATTGATACTGGAAATATGCCGAAAGATAAGGCAATGCGATTTGTTGATAAGGTTAAAAATAAATTCATTAAGAAGCAAACATATAATCCTACAACTGGAAACCTTACACATGAGCCAGAGATATTAAGTATTTTAGAGAATTTTTTTATTCCAACATCGGCAGATGGCCGTGGTTCTGATATTACTACAGTAGGTGGTAATGCTGCTGGATTTACTGAATTAGACGATATATATTATTTCGCACGAAAACTTTACAGAGCTTTAAAATATCCATTGTCAAGAATTTCTGCTAATCAAGAAAAAAGAGAAGCTGATAATATTATAGGTGGTTCAAAAGCTGGTGAGATATCAAGAGATGAGGTAAAATGGTCCAAGTTTCTTGTAAGACATCAAAATAATTTTTGTAAAGAATTTAAGGACTTATTTCTATTACATCTTGAATTTAAAGGTCTTAAAAACGAATATAAACTTGATAAAAACAGCATAAGACTTTCTATGAATGCTCCATCACATTATAAAGACTCAATGGAGCAAGGATTCTTAGAACAACAATTTAATAATTATAACAGTCTATCTAATAATGAAGAATTTTCAAAATATTTTTTAGCTAAAAAATATTTACATTATACAGATGAAGATGTTGAAGATAATAAGGAAGGTTTTATAAAAGATGAAGAATTTTTCACAAAGAAAGATGATGAAAATGAAGAATAAAATATAAATAATAGGTGAGGTGTATTATGGACAGCGAAAAAGTAAAAGAAATTATAAATGATTTTGAAAGTGAGGATTTTATATCAGCTAAAGAAAAGCTTAAAGATGAAGTCATTAAAATAAGAGATGAAAAACTTAAAGATAAGTTAGGTCTTGAAAATGATATCAATCCAGAAGAAAAAAAAGATGAGGAGTAAATAATGAAGAAAAAACTTATAACAGAATTTTCTCGTAATGTGCAAGTAGAAAAAACTTCTAATGACCTTTATATAAAAGGTGTTTTTAGTTCTGCTGAATTACTTAATAATAATGGCAGACGTTATAGAAAAGATATACTTACAAGAGAAATAGATAATATTATGGAGAAAGTTAATAATAAATGTTTGTGGGGGGAACTTTCACATCCGGCTAATCCAGATATTAATCCAGATAAAATAGCTATATTAACAGATAGTCTAGAATGGGATAATAATGATGTTGTAGGTAGAGCTAAAGTTCTTGATACACCTATGGGTAATATAGCTAAGACACTTATTAAAGAAGGTAAAATTGGCATATCAAGTAGAGGTCTAGGAACTGTTTCTGAAAATGACAATTATGTCAATGAAGACTTTCAACTTTTAACATGGGATCTTGTTATGGAGCCTAGTAACAATCCATCATGGGTAAAGGGTATATATGAAGGTAAAGAATTTGATATTACTTCTGATATTATTGATGAAGATATTATAGAAGCCAAACTTAACCAATTTAAAGTGGGCTATATAGTTGAAATTACAGAAGGTAAATTAAAAGGATGCAAAGGTAAAGTTACATATATTGGTAGTGGTCATAAATTTAATAAGCTTACTGTAGAAATGGATGAATCAAGACTTAATCTTTTAGGTCAGCCTATGATATCACCAAATCAAGTAAAGGTTGTTGAGAAAGATTTGAATGCTGTTGAAATAGAACAATCAATTAATGAAATGGTAGGATATTATCAATCATGGTTACTTAAAGAAAAATCAAGAGCTGATATTATAAGTCTTTATGAAAAAAATCTTATAAGATGGCCTGTATAATGAATATAATAAATACAACTGCTAAGTATATTAATGAATCTAAAAATATTGATAAAGAGCTTGAAAGAATAGCTAAAGATATTTTAAAAATAAAAACATTAAAAGCTCGTAATTCTGATGAACTTGATTTTTATAATGTTTCTGTTTGGGATATTAAAAAAGCATTAATGACAGCTTACCAACTTGGAACAAAATTTTAAGAAAATAAATCAAATATAAATAAGTTTAAATTAAAAGGTGTATATTATTTTGTGTAATATACACCTTTTTTTATTTGTATTGTGTACCAAAGGTTTTATAAGAATTACGAAAATTATGTAAATACCTATAAATAAAGATAAAGGCAAATAAGCTATAGGAGGACTGTAGTTATAATGAAAGATATTTTAAAGATTTTAGGCGTAGAAAAACTTGATGAATCACAACAAGATTCAATCAAAGAAAAACTTGAAGGTGTTATTGATGTTAAGGCTCGTGAAAGAGCTACTACACTTGTAGAGGAAAAAAAAGAAGAACTTGTTACAGAATATGAGGAAAAGTTTGAAGATTATAAGAAAGACATTACTTCTAAATTTTCTAACTTTGTTGATTCAGTAATTGATGAAGAGCTTGAAATTCCAGAAAGGGTTATTGAATTTGCAAGAAAGGGTGAGCTTTATACTGACCTTATTGAACAATTCAAAGTTAAATTGTCTCTTGATGAAGGAATTCTTGACGATGAAATAAAATCATTGCTTAAAGAATCCAAAGAAGAAATTCTTAATTTAAGAGAAAGTGTTAATGGTCTTACAAAAAAAGAAATTGATTTACAGGAAGATGCTAAGAAAATGGCAACTCATATTTATTTAAGAACTAAATGTGATGGTCTTACAGAATCTAATAGACAAAAAGTTATTTCTCTTTTAGAAGATGTAGAAGATAAAAAAGAAATTGATAAGAAATTTGACTATATTGTTGAAACTATTTTATCTGAAAAGAAAAAAGTAGATGATGATGATAAAGATGGTGAAGAAGAAGAATCATTTTCTTATGAATGTCCTAAATGTGGGGAAAAATTTGAACTTACAGAAAAAAAAGAAGAAGTCAAATGCCCTGAATGTGGTGAAACTTTTAAAGTAAAAGTTTCAGAAGAAGATGATAAAAAAGATGAAGGTAAGGGAAAAATAGATGTCAATAATAAAACTAAGATTGACGAAGATAAAAGTCCATTTAAAACACAACAAAATGAATGGGTGAAAATTTTACAAGAAGGTAAATTCTAGACTGAATTTATAGGAGGATAAAAATCAAATGGATTTAAAAGAATTAGTTAAAAAATGGGAAGGCGTTCTTAATGAAGGCGATGTTAAAATTAAGGACAAAAAAAGATTGAAATCAACTGCTTTGATGCTTGAAAATGAATATAAATATCTTAACGAATCTGGTAATTATTCACAACCAGGTTTAAATAGAGATGCTGGATATGCAACATCAGGTGATTTTCAACAAATAGCTATTCCAATGGTTAGACGTACATTTCCAGAACTTATTGCTCATGACGTAGTTGGTGTCCAACCACTTACGGGACCTGTTGGTCTTGCATTTGCATTAAGATTTAGAGCTGGTCAAACTTATGATAGTGCATCAAATACTGAGTTAGGTTACAATACTATTGATAGTGATTATTCCGGTTCTAGTGTAACATCTGCTGGTGAATTACTTGGTTCTAATGCTACAGGTGATATAGGACTTGGTGTTGGTAGTGGTACAGCTATTAAAGAAGTAAATATGACAATCGAAAAAGCACAAGTTGAAGCTTCTACTAGAAAGCTTAGAAGTAGATGGTCATTAGAAGTCGCACAAGATATTAAAGCGATGCATGGTCTTGATCTTGAAGAAGAAATGCTTGATATTCTATCATATGAAATCACAGCAGAAATTGATAGAGAAATTATAGACCAAATTAATTCAGTTGCTGTATCAAGTGGTTGGGATTATAACAATCCTTCAGATGCTGATGGTAGATGGCAGTCTGAAAAGTACAGAACACTATATAATATGGTGATCAGAAAATCTAATCAAATAGCTGTTAATACAAGACGTGGTGCTGGTAACTTTATCATAGCTTCACCAATTGTATGTGCTGCTCTTGAATCACTTTCAGCCTTTACAGTTTGGCCTGTTGGTACTAATATTAATAGTAACATTACAGGTGTAGCTAAGGTTGGTACTCTTGATGGTCGTGTAACAGTTTATAGAGATACATTCGCATCAGAGGATTATTGTACAGTAGGATATAAGGGACCAAGTGAATATGATTGTGGTATAATTTATCTACCATATATTCAGTTGCTAGTAAGTAAAGCAACATTTGAGGATAGTTTCAATCCAACTATCGGACTTATGAGTAGATATGCAATTCATAATCAAATCTTTGGGGCTAATTTGTATTACCAAAGAATTAGAACATTTAACTTACCTCAGTAAGTTAAATTAAACAAAACAAAAACCGTATAGATTAATCTATACGGTTTTTTATTGCTCTATATATTATAGTTCTTCTATTGGGTGGTATTCAATTTCAGGATATAGCATAGTATTGGTATAACCGACATATATGTTAGATCCTTTTGGCTTTAACATTTGATCTCTGAATGCTATAATAAAGGACTTTAGATGTGATGTATTATGAGGTGATCCTTGCTTCTTTCCTTCATGATCTTTATTATGATGGCAATGTGTTTTACCATATTCAAGATGGTCTGACCAAAAATACAGGCTATCCTTCATATCACATCCTAATAACACAATTTTTTTATAACCTATACGATACCATAGCTCAAATAGCATTGTCATAGATACACCGCAGACACATGTTAATATATTCTTATTATTGCTAAATTGATAATTAATAGATGTTCTTTCAATTCTTTGTTCATCAAGTTTCAACATATCATAAAGATAAATATATTTTTGATCACCAACAACTTGTATTGCTTCAGCAATATGCATTCGTTTTCTATTTACTATAAACACAACATCTTTATATAAATCATTTTTTTCTTTCTTTCGCTCTTTAAAGATATCATAACTTATTGGTTTTAATTCTAAATGATAAAATGTTGGTACAAAAGTTGGATGATAAATCCAATTATTTATGGCCCATGTATCATGCTTAGATATAATATCCCATTGGTCTTTAATTATATTGTTAATACTAGAACCAGACCCTAAAAATATTGCTGTATCTGATTTTTTATGTTTATCTATTTCACTTATGTTATAATAAGACATTATCCTTTACTATTCCCAAAACAATTATTACATATATAAGAATATCTACCTTTACCTTTAACACTTAATCGTAATTCATTAATATAATCACCATTCCAACATCCTGTAGTCAGTAATTCACTTGGTGGTAATACTCTACGGCATCCAGTAAATAAATTGTTACCATTAACACCTATAGTAGCAGTAGGAGATGAGCAATTATGATTTGGTATCTTTTTGATAAGTATAGGCCATTTTCTTATAATACCAGCACCGGGGAGTTTTTTATATTCATTTAATTGTTTAATGATATCAAGATCATCTTCTTTTATAATATCTGGTATACTTCCTTTATTATAAGGTAAAGAATTCACTATAGTACAGTAACTTACACCTAAACTATTAGCCAATTTTATAAATTCTGGAATTTCTGATATAGCTTTCTTAAATGCTATAAAACTCAATACAATAGGCCATCTTTTTTGTGATACCAGCCATTTAATACCTGATATAACATCATCAAAAGTATCAGTTTGTGTAATTTTTTTATGCTTTTCTTTACTAACAGTATTAAGTGATACAGCAATATATTGAAAATTAAGATCTTTAAATTCATCTTTCCTTTTAGTTATAAGACTACCATTAGTTATAAGTGAACATCCAACATTTTTACTACTAAGAAATTTTATTATATCAAATACATTTCTACTACATAAAGGTTCACCAAAACCAGCAATACACGCATTTTTAATAGTAGGAAACATAGTTATCACATTATTAATAACAGTAGATGTTACATCTACAGCTTTTAGTATGTTATTATCAGTCTGTCTTAAACAATGACTGCATTTATAATTACATGTTGTTGTTTGATAAATATTTACATCATTTGGATTCATTTTGTTCTTTCCTTTTTAAATTTTTTTGTACATCTCTTTCATATCTTGTTAATTTTGATGCCGATACAACCATTCTTTTATACATCCATTCTTTAAGATTTTCATCAACAATACAAGCTCTTTCATGTTCTGTTGGTTCTATTGTATATTGAAATCTATTAATATAAAGATTGTGTTTTTCTAACAATTGCATTAAAGTATATTTATCAAACCACATCATATGCTCTTTATTAAGTGAATATACATGATCTTTTTTAATCATTTGATTATACCATTTTATAGCAAATACATTCGGTGTAGTTATTATAAACATACCATCATCAGTTAATAAATTTTTAACATTTTCTAATGCTAGGCCTGGATTAGTAAGATGTTCAATAACTTCTATCATCATAACAATCTCGAATTTACCTAATTTATTAATTAAATTATTGATATATTTTTTGTTAGATATATCAACATGGTATATATTTTTAATACCATTTTTTAAAGCTGTAGTGACATATTTTTTATTAATATCAATACTATATACTTCTTTAGCATTTTTAATATATTCTGTATGAGCTAAACCAATTTTATTTTCTATATTTCCAAGAGAACCTATATCAAATACCTTTTTATCTTTAGTTGCTCTTTGTATGAATTGTATTAAATTTTTACATATCATAATTTAAAAGGATTAAATGAAATGTGATTTGAAGTTAATTCTAATATTTTATGTGTTTCAATTATATTTTTATTTTTATTTTTTGATATTGTCATTGTTATCGGATTTACTTTATAAATAAATCCCGATAATTCTATATTAAATTCTTTTGATATATCAACCATATATAAATCACAACAACTAAAATATATACCACATGCTATTCGTTTATTCATTAATCTCTCCTTTTATTTCATTAATTTCTCTATCATTTTTAAATCTAGTAAACTATCTACCTGAAACATTGTCCAAAAAGGCACTTCAATAAACATTATATTACCACTAATTCTACAATTTGTTGATATTAATTGTTCTTTAGTTGTTATAAAGAAACCACCCGTCTCAATAAAATATGAACTTTTTCTATCTTGTCTTCTTCCTCTATTATTAGGGTCATAATTTAATGGTTTACAGTTATTATAAGATGATATACCATTTGATCCAGAAGTACTACTTCTATTCCCAATATTCTCCCATAATAATATATCATCAGTATTAATTACAGTCATTGCTGAATTAAACATATGTGAATGACTTATAAATTGATTAATACCATCATCTAATTGTTGAGATGAAATTAAAGGAGATGTAAGTTGAATAAGTACTATGATATCAAAATCAATTTGTTCAGCAAAATGCATCATAGCTTCTTCTGTAGAAGAAGTATCAGAAGCAATCTCTGGTGGTCTATCTATTACCATTACACCCTTTGATAATGAAAAATCTTTAATGTCATGATCTTCAGTACTTACATATGTTTCATTTATTATAGAAGAATATTTTGAAGCATTTATAGCATATTCTATTAAGGGTTTACCATAAAGATTGTATAAATTTTTGTTAGGAAGCCCTTTTGATCCACCACGAGCTGGTATTAGCGAAACTATTTTTTTTGTTTTTTTCATATTAACCTCTCACGATATTTATTACTCATTATTATTGATTCTTTATCGGTAGCTAACCAATCTTTTTTACCCATACACCACCATTCCTTTTCACCATCATCATATTCTCTTGCTGGTCCATCAACACGATGCAACATACCCATACAAAACCATTCTTTAGTCCCATCTGCCCATTCTATTGCTGGTCCATCTATACGATGTAACTTATCATTAATGTACCATTTTTTAGTACCATCAGACCATATACTAGCAGGACCATCTATACTATGTAACTGCCCTTTATTGTTATGATATTCTTTTAATATTATTTTTTCCATACCCACCAATCTGAATGATTATTAATAGAATCTAAACAAAAATCAGTCTCAACATTTTCTTTACCAAATTTTTCATTAACAGCTTTATCAACATCTTTCGTCTTACCTCTACCATAATCATGTCCACATATAAGACCACCCATTTTAACTTTAGAATAATAATTGTTAATATCTTCTTTTACTCCCTCATATCTATGATCACCATCTATATAAACAAAATCAAGTTCATTATCTTTTATATATTCACACGCTTTTATTGAATCGACATGTAAAAAAATAATTTTATCTTCAAATTTTTTCAACCTTTTTATTGACATATTCTTATCAGACCCATTATGTGACCATATATCTATTAAATACAATTTTTTTATATCTAATTTTTCTAGCATATCAAATGAATTTTTTCCTTGTAAAACACCTACTTCAGCTCCAATTAAATCTTTTTTATCTATAAAGTTTTGTAATGAAGGTCTATTTAAATATATTTTTTGTGTTTTCATATCGCCCACATCTCTTTAGGTATTAACATTGATTTGAATTTTTGATAATTATCAAAAATTTCTTTATCAATCATCATTGCCATTTTTGCTGCCATTTTATTAAAAATTTCATCTTCAATTGCTTTAATTGCTTCTATTTTCATACATTTCCTCTAATTTCTTTTTATATTTTTTAATTCGTTCTTTTTTAATACCATATTCAGTCTTATGTGCTGACCATATCATAGAATCATCTTTTTCTAAATGGTCTAAATATTGTCTGCTTACATCAAGCCATTTTAGACCTTTTGCTATATACAATTCACAATATCTTGCTAATGATGGTTGATCTTTATTAAAATAATATACTTGATCATCAAGAAGATATTTAGACCATTTTCTTAATAAATTCATACTCATGGCTGTAGGTCTTACTGCTAAAAATCCACCAGCTATTTTATTCTTATTAATTCTAATACCGGCCATATCAAAGTCTTTCATTTGACTTTTCAAAACATCTATAGGATTTATTAACATCATATCTGTATCAATCATAATATGTAAATCATCAGGAAAAAGTTTAATTGTTTCCATAAGATATTTTGCTTTATTTTCTATAATTTGCCATGCCATCTGAACATTTATTATATCTTTTATATCATGCTCTATAACAAATGTATTACTATATTCTATTAATTTTTTGCTTTCCTCAAATTTTATATTAATATAATGAGCAGCAATAATAGCTGTAGGCTCTATTATATTAATGGATTTTATAAGAACATTTGCCCACTCCATATAATCTTTATTAAAATAAATTGTAAATGTCATAATAAATCCTTCATAAAATTAGTATATTGTGTAGCCATATACTTTATTGTTAATTGTTTAGGTATAATAACTCTTGGTCTATCTTTATAAACATCCGTTATAGCATTTAATATTAATTGTGATGTAGTATCGGATATTACATTATATTCATCTCTATAAGGATAACACGGCTGTATATTTTGCTCTTCACCACTACATGATATACACCCCTTTGTAATATTAACCATTTCTGTAGCCCCGCCACATGCATTAGTCGTTATAACAGGTACACCAGCTCCTATAGCTTCAACTACTGTATTAGGACATGAATCTTTTTTTGATAAATGAATTGATAAATCACCAATTCTCCAAACGGGTTTCATTTCATTTTCATTAAGATGACCATAATATATAATACTAGGATGGTCATATTTTTTATTTTGTATTGTATCACCTAATATATGAAGTCTGGCATCTTTATGTAATTTATGAAATATTATAAATAAATCAATAATTTCTTTAAGTCTTTTATGTCGCCTCCATTTAGATGATACAATAATATTAAAGTTATTTGTATCAATATGCTTACCGCACCACATGTTATCTACACCATTATAAATAACAGATGTTTTTGCATTAAAATTTCTGGGTGATAAATACTTTTCACACATTTTTTTAGAAAAATTGCTCTGATATATTACACCATTAGCAATATAATGTGATTTTGATATCAATAAATTTCTTTTATTATAATCAGTATCATTATCATAATATATACCATCAAGACGTAATACTTTAGGTACATTAGACTGTTGAATAAATTTAATAAAAGATAAATGAATATCACCTTTGATAGTTATTTGATGGCCATCAGATTTCCAATAAGGTAACATTCTTTTTATTACCACATGCTCTTTACCATGATCTATAGATATATTCACTTAATAAATTCCTTAATATTATTAATACATTTATTTTTAACATCTAACCAGTCTTGCTCTTCTATTACTAATAAATCTATTCCTTTATTTAAGCATTGTAAAATTTTCTGTTGATCTTTATATTTACTATATTTTGAACTATGCCACCACACCATTATATTCAATTGCTTTATTAAGACTTGGCATCCAAAGATCTAATTCTAAATTCCATCCTGTTTTTGGATTCATTATTTTTTTCTTTTTAATATTTTATATCGTACTTTATTTTTAATTAGCTTTTTACATTTTGATTGCTCTTCTGGCAATATTTTAGATAAATTATTTGGATTTTCACTGTTATAAATATACAACACATCTTTTATAAATCTTATTTTATTAGATGGGGTCATTTCTAAAATTGGGTACATCAAACATCTATCATAACTATATTTAATGAATTTTTTATCATCATCTTTAAAATCCCTTTGATCAATATTCATATATAAAAAAGCTTTAAATGTTTGCAAATGTGTATAAATCCATTTAGATTTTCTAAATGATCTATTAATTATTTTAACAGCTTGTTTTGGATTTTTTGGTAAAAATTTAGGATTGTTTAATCTACTATATTTTAAACTACCATAAGTTACCCAGCATTTTTTCTTTTCATATATATCATTAAGTTTACTTAGTACTGTGTTATCAGCAAGCCAATCATCAAGATCTAAAACAACTATTATACTTTCATCATCAATAATATTAGGTAATAAATAATCAATAGAATTTGCTAACCATTTTCTATTTTTTGCTGATTTATATGATATAACTTTATCATCTTTATATGTCATTATTTTTTCATAAGTGTCATCAGTACTGTGATCATCTACAATAATATGTGTATAATTTTTATAAGTTTGATTTTGCACACTTTCAATATTTTTAATAGCATAATCTTTACAATTATATCCAGAACTAAAAATAATAAAATGATTACCTTTTACCTTTTCTTCATCTTTATATTTCAATATATCATATTTTTTTCTATTTTGATACCAACTACAATATTTTATTTGATCATTTCTATTAACAGTTTTATCATTTAACTCATGAATATTATATACATATGAAATATCTTTAATTTGACGAATTTTAACCGCTGGCGTCATTTGTAATATAGGATAACCTATAGCATAATCATAACTTGTTGTTGGATATTCTTTGTCAGGTCCTAAAAGATCTTTTTTATCAATATTATCCCATATAAACGATTTAAATGTTCTTAATGCCCAAAATTTCCATCTATACGTTTCAAATTTCTTTTTTGTTAATTCTTCAGAATTATAACCATTAAAATTGTTTTTTCGTACTTCACCTGTACTTCTAACTAATGTACCATAAGTTACCCAGCATTTTTTCTTTTCATATATATCATTAAGCCCCGTAAAAACTTTTTTATGCACAAGCCAATCATCAAGATCTATTATTGTAATAACATCATATGCGCTGTCAGTCTTAATATACTTTATAGCATTATATACCCAGCCTTTGTTATCTTTATTGTGATGTACTATAGTCTTATCATCTTTATATTTCATTATTTCATCAAAAGTACCATCAGTACTGGCATCATCTACTATAATATGAATATAATTTTGATAAGTCTGTTTTTGTACACTTAACATATGTTTTTTTATATAATCTTTACAATTATATCCTGAACTAAAAATAACCAATTTTTGCATAATTAACCTCTTATTAACGATTTATATTTATTTTTTGAACGTATGATGTCTCTGTTTATCTCCTGTTCTTTTCTATTAATTTTTTCAACCTGTAATGGATTAGAATTATTATATACATATAATGCATTAGGAATAAAACTTATATGATCTGGACTTGACATTTCAAGCATTGGTATTAAAATTGCTTGATCATAACATGACTTAAAATATTCTCCTTTATTATCTTTTAAATCATTGATATTATTATCAAAAAGAATCATTTTAGCATTAAGTTCATTCCATAAAAAAGCTTTAAATGTTCTAAGATGCGTAAATGACCATACAGATTGTCTAAATAATTTATTTTTGATAATATCATCTGTATATACTGGTATCCATGTAGATAGTCTTAATGACATAGTATCAATAAACCTACTATAAGTCATCCAACAATCTGTTTTATTATAACAATTATTAACGATTTCTAAAACTTTTTTATGTGGTAACCAATCATCAAGATCAACAATAACAATAATATCTTCTTCATTAATTATATGATCATCTAAATATTTTAAAGCATTTCTTATCCATTTGATATTGTTATCATTTCTATATATTATAGTATTATCATCTATATATTTACAACCCTTTTCAAAAGTACCATCAGTACTAGCATCATCTATTATTATATGTGTATAATTTTTGTAAGTCTGATTCTGTATACTTTTTATATGTTTTTCTATATAATCAAAGCAGTTATAGCCAGCACTAAAAATAATAAATTTGTTATTCATCTTCCATCCATGTATTCCAAATTTTTCTTCGTTCATCAGGTATTATTATTTTTGATGTTTTTAGTGGAATTATTGCTCCAGCATGAGTTCTTATATTATGTTGTGATTGTGTTGTTCCAGCACGAGTTCTTATATTAGGCTGTGGTGTAACTTGTCTAATATTAGGCTGTAGTGTATTATTTTTATTTTTAATAGCATCTAAATAAATATATTCATTTCTAATAATAGGAACAAATACCATATTACCGCCTATCATTTTAACAAGTTCTTTAATAACCATAAAAAAATCAGAAGTAGGTCTTAAATCTCTTAATGTTCTAAAATTCTTTTTATTAAAGCATATTATATCATCTTTTTGCATATTAGGTATTGTTGATTTTACAAATCCATCATTTATAGGATCATCATGTCTTCTAGCATACACAATATCTTTATCATATTCTTTTTTAAAATTATCTATAAAACCATCATCAAGATCTTGTGATAAAGTATTAATAAGTATTATTTTATTAAATTTGGCTCCTCTTATAATACCATCTAATTTAGATATTGGATATTTTGGAATGTTCTCAATTATAAGTTGATCATCTGAAGATACCTGTTCTTTAATTGTTCTTAAAAGTCCTTCATTTTGTTTAGTTGGTACTATTATTGTAAACATTTATTCCTTATCCTCTTTTTTTTCTATTTTTCTATTATATTGTGAAGTACTATACCCCTCAGCACCCCAGCTTGATATATCTTTCTTATTATCATATACAAGTTTAAAATTCATAGATGTTATAGGAAACATTTTTTCCATTATAGCTTTACATTTAGGACATATATGTTCTTTATCCATTTCACTAATAAATTCAAGTTTTTCAATTACATAATCACATTTTGAACATTTATAATCATTTAACGGCATAATTTATCCTTTCATAAAAATATTTAAAACTATCAACTATCATATTAACATCATTAGTAGGAACTGTAAAACAATTATTATTAAAATTATATATACCATCATTAGCATATAATCCAACATTATTACCCCATGAAAATACAGGCTTTTGTTGTAAATTGCATAAAAATGTCCAATGACTTATAGGACATATGACAGCATTAGCATTCATTATATATTTAACAATATACTTATAACCATTTTCAAAATAATCCACATTTTTTAAAATCATATTTTCATCAGATAAATATGATTTCATGTCACCTATTACTTTAATATTAGAAAACTGTTTAATTAAATTATCATAAATATTTTTTATTACATCCTCATTTGAACTCTCATCAGGAATAAAAACAATATAATCTTCTTCTTTAATATTAACATCTTGTGGTGTTTTAATAGGGCTAAATACTTTATTATAGATAGGGCAATGATTCTTATTTTTTGAATACTTCAAAAAATGATTTTCTATTTTATCATGTATTACCGATTGTATATATTTTTTAAATTGTTTTACTATAAGATTAAAATCTTTTGGTTTAAAGTCTTTATATATACAACCCTTTTGATTCAATTCATCTCTGGTGATATCTTTATATTCAGACCATATTTTATCATCATCAATCCAATCATAAAGAAACGCTCTATTATCATGCGTTGATAAAAAAATATTATCACATTCTATAATCTCCGATACCCATTTAACATACGGCCTAAAAACCATTATTTCATATTCCCAGTCTCCAATATAAGGACCTAGAGATAATACCATTTATATTTCACCTATTGTATTATAACATTGCCATTCCATTTCTTAAATATACTAGAATACATATTATAACATTCCTTTTCAATTTGAATTACTTCTATATTTTTTAACACATCTGACAAAGTATTTTTATTTAAAACAAATGACTTATCATGTTCTGTTAAATTACAAACATTTAACAAGACTTTATTATTTCTTCTAAAAAAAGTTATAAGATTATCATATGAGGTATTTTCAACATAATACTTTTTAACTGTTCTTTTAAGTATATCATTATAAATTTTAATATTATTTGCTATAACAAATCTATTAGTTTTATTCCATAACACCATAACAGCTTCTACTTTTTCAATAGAAGGTTGTTTAAAATCAAATTTTATTAAATGTACTCTGTCAATTTTTAATAATTGTTCATCTTTAATATTTTCTTCATTAATAGTAATATAATCAGATCCTATCTTAGTAATCAGCATTCTACAATCTCCTGTCAATTATATATTTTGTTTTCATTTCAAAACTATTATATGAATTTTTTGTTATAAAATTATACATATCTTTTATCTTAGATTTTATAGCTAATTCACATATATCCATTTTACTATATTTATCAGGATATACGAAAAATTTAAATTTATGACTATATTTGTTATCAATTAATTTTTTTGATTGCTTAATACCACATTTATCATTATCAAGAGCTATAATAATACCTTTATCTGTATGTTTTAAAAGCAGTTTTATAAAATCATCCGTTATATTACATCCAAGTGCTGTGGTTCCTTGATTACCAACATGAACAGCATCTAGAATACCCTCAGATACTATAATATATTTTGTTCTATCAAATTTTTCTTCATTAAATACCACAAATCCCTTTTTTAATGTTGGATTTTTATATTTAGGTTCAAGTGTACCTGTAGCACGTCCTTGAAAATAAATGATATTATTTTTATTATATATTGGTATTATAATTCTTCCCTTATAATCACCTTTGTATGCAATGAAAATAGGGAAATCTGATAAAAGTTCTCTTTTCGTAACAAAATTATTAAGCTCTTTATAATAATTTTGTTGTAAAATACCATCAATTGTACTATTAAGATTTATACAATCATCTATAATATAATTATGATATGCATATTCAATTTCATTTACTATTTTCTTTTTCTTTTTTGATGAAAGAATCTGGGTAAGATGTTGAGGATTGTATTTATAAAGTTCTTTTTTAGCTTCATTTATAGAAACACCATTAAGTTCTGAATAAATTTGTAAAAAAGATCCTGATCTATTACAATTAAAGCAATGCCATATAGGATTGCCTTCATTATAATCTAAATGAAATCTTTTTTTTCTAGATGATTTCTTAGAATCACCGCAAAGAGGGCATCTGGAATGAAAATGCATCCCATTTTTTGATACAGCAATGTTTTCAAAATGCTCATATGCAAAATCATTAATAATTTCAAGGTCTAACATTTTTACTCCACATCATCTTCATAATCAACACATTCAAAATCAAAAGGAGTATAAAACTTTACGATCTTAATATTAGTTTCTTCAAAATAATTTAAATCACATTTTATATTACCATTTTTCTTCCTTTTACAATTGATACAGTTAATACAAAGGAATATTTTCATTTTTTCTTTTTGAATAATAATTTAAGGAATCTTCTTTAATTTCATCTCTTATTTTTTTAGGAAATAATCTAAAAAAAGAATCCACACCTCCTCTGAAGTCTAAATACTCTCCTATATTATTTGCATATAACATTTCAAGCATAAGAGATGCTACTTGAAATGAAGTCATTTCATCATTGCTTTTAAACAAATACTTATAAAATGACCCCATTGCATTTTTAAGAGCATTAGATATATTTTGTCTTGTTGTTTTTATACCTGTCTGTTTTTCTATTTCTTTCACAATTTTTTCACCATTAAGAGGTGTACTATTTACTTTAATATCAGCCCAACATATTCTATCACTTTTCATTTTGTAATTCCTTTACATTAATGATTTTCACATAAATTAAGAGGATCAAATATATTTAATTTACATTCTTTTAATTCAACAGAAAATTCTAACCCCTCAATGCCATGAAGTTCTTTACCAGCTAAAAGACCTAAATGATGAAAGAATGAATGAGCTGACATTGAATTTTCTTTATTTTTATGATCTAAATCTGTTATTAAAAAATTTGTAGTCCAACTTCCAACATCAACTTTTTTAACTTTAAAATGTCTTTTCATTATATTATCCTTTTTGTAATGATTATATATAACTTATTACATAATGTCAATAATTAATTACACTTACTTTCACCACAATTTTGACAAACCTTACAACCCTCTATTAATATTACAGAATATGTACCACATTTATTACACAGTTCTTTATTATTCGGTACATTATCAAATTCACAATTCAAATAATATCTTTGAAGCAATTTAGCTATACCATCTGGTATAGATAATATTTGTGTAGGTTTTTTATCAGTAACTTCAAATCTATGCCATGCTGTTCTATCAGAATTAATACCTATCAATGTATCTACTAACGCCTGAACAGGTACATTATTTTGTAAAGATATAGACATTGATCTACCAAGAGATTCAGTAAACACATTAAATAATTGTCCTGATTTACCCATATTCATAAATATTTCAACAGGTTTACCATTATGAGTTGATATTGTAACATACAATTTCCCATTACCTGTTTCAAGTACATGAACATTAGCTGATAATTTAGATGGTCTATTAAAAAATGATATAGCTTCTTTCTTTTTAGAATCAAATGTTATCGGTTGAAATTTTTTAGAACCATCTCTATATACAGTAACACCTTTAAGACCTCTTTCATAAGCATATTTATATAAATCACTTATTTCTTCTATTGTTATATCTTTAGGAAGATTTATAGTACTTGATATAGCAGATGATACATATTTTTGTAATTCTGATTGCATATCAATTCTATCTTTATATTTAATATCATGTGCTGTAACAAATACATCTCTAACATCTTTTGGAATCCCTCGAATACCTTTAAGTGAACCATTATTTAATGCTATTTTTTCTAACAGTGTATCATTATACCATTCTTCATCAGAATATTTTGAAAAAATCTTATTAGTAATATTCATTGTACCACCATCTATAAGGTTCTTTTGAAACACAAGTCCAAAGCAAGGCTCCATACCATATGAACAATCACAAGATAAAGCAGTTGTGCCAGTTGGTGCACAAGTTGTATGTTGTACATTACGAAGTCCATATTTTCTTACCTTTGACATTATATTTTCATCATTATCAGTAAGATCCTTAATAATTTCTATAACATCATCTTTAACAATATCATAATCAGCAAAAGTACCGCGTTCATTAGCAAGGTCAGCACTGCATTCTATGCAAGCATTAGTTATTGTTTTCATTATACGACCTGAAAAAACTTTACCATCAACACTATCATATCGTAAATCTAATTGATATAATACATCTGATAAACCCATCATACCAATACCTACAGGTCGATATTTTGTAACCATTTCTTTAAATCTATTATCTGGATGATCCATAACATCAATAATATTATCCATAAATCTCATAATTTTATAAGAGGTTTTATACAAACCATCAAAATCAAATTTACCATTTTTATAAAACTTTGATACATTAATAGAACTTAAATTACATGAAGTGTATGGCCATAAAAATTGTTCCAGTTTGTTCTTTCTAAAAGTTTTTTATCTTTTAGTTCTATTGATTCGTTTTATCAATAGTTCGGCATATCTTTTCATTATTAAAATGTCCCGGCCTCTTGGTGATTTATATTCTCATATTGAGTTTCAATCCACTATGCTCTGCCCCTGACTATTCTTTTATAAATAGCCTTCGGTTCGGATTCCCATCACAGGGTTCCCGCTTAATTCCGAGATGATTATACTGAGGCAAACTATTCACCACAGTTGTGTATTAATATATTATTAGCAAAAAAATTATGATTTTTAAATGTTGTTAAATCATAAACATCTTCGTTGTTTACATGTTTTTTACTTATTAATCTACCCATTTAGTAATTCTCCTTTTAATTTTTTATATGTGCCAAATGTAGATCTTATGTCACACATAATACCATTATCTTTACAATACTGTTTAAATTCTTTTCTATTTGGTATTCTTTTATATAACTTTTTAAATTTAATATAAAGTAATGATTGTTGTTTTCTTTTATTACTAACTAATTTTTTCATTCTATATTTTATAGAACATGATATACTACAAAAATCCCCTTTTAATTTATTATTATGCTTAATAGAAGAATAACATATAAAATTACCATTTATTCTATCATAAAGACCATATATATCAAATTTTTTATTACATTCTAAACAGGTATTTGTAATTAATTTTTTATTATATAATCTATTGATATCACTAAGCCACTCTCTAATTTTAGGATCTTTCATTCTATTTTTTTGAAAATCACTTAATACTTTTCTTCTATCATTTGTAAAAGACCTTTTAATAGCTTTTGAATGTATTTTTTTAAATTCAGGATCTTTCATTCGTTCAGATGTTTTAAATCCAATAAATTTTTTAGTTTTATTACTATGTTTAAAACCAAAATGGGGATTTTTACATCCTTTCATATCATGTTGTATTAAAGAACTTTTATTAATCCATTCTTCAACATCATATTTTAAACAATATTTATTTATTAATTTATTAGTATGCCTCTTATATAATACAATATATTTAATATTAATATTTTTAAAATAATTATAATATTTATTAATATATTCAAAGGCTTCTTTTTTACTGTATTTTACTTCTATAATATATTTTATATTATAATTATTGTATATAAAAAAATCTGGTTTATATCCTTTTCCATTTATATTATATATAATAGATTCGGTTTTATAATTTTTATTTAATATATCCAACCATTTAGCTACAATAAATTCTAATTTTGATCTTAAATATACTTTAACATTTTTATTATTTTTATACCACCCACAATAGCCTCTAGATGTTCTATCATTATTATTATTTAATTTCATATAATATCTCCAATGTATTCTTTTAATTCTATTTATAAAAATACATCTATTTTTATTATTATTTATGAAATGTAATTACACATAATATTATCTTTATCTGTTAAATCTTTAGCTTCAACATATCCTCTGTTTTTAGTATAAATTTTATGGTCAGGTGTACATTTTAATGTAAAAATATTATTATTTTCTTCAATTTTTAATTCTATTATATCTACATTTTCTTTAGTTTTTCCTACAAATTCAATATTTTCAAATTCAACTATATCATTTTTAATATTATATGTTAATATTTCATCTTTAATATTAACATTCTTTATAGGAATATCGCCTCTATTAGTATTTACTATTGTATCTCCAACAATACATGGATTACTTGATTGAATAAGACATAACTTCTTTAAAACATTATATTTATTAACAGTATCAATAAATATAACACCAGGATCGGCAGATTTCCATGACATTTCAGATATTTTATCCCACACTTTTTTTGGATTTATCTCACCAACTTTTTTCATACCATAAGGTGATAAAAGATCATATGGTATGTTATCTTTTAAGCATTCCATGAATTTATCATCAATAACTACTGATATATTCATATTTTTTAATCTACCATCAATTTCTTTACATGCTATAAATTCAAGAATATCAGGATGCCATATAGGCATAACACACATTATAGCTGCTCTCCTTGCTCTACCACCACTCTTTGTAGTCTCACCAACAGAATCAAATAATGACATAAAACTTATAGGGCCTGAACTTTTACCTTTAGGTACATTTTCTGAATCACCATCATATATAGAAGCATTATTTTCTCTTAAATTACCTACAGGTATACCAACACCTGCGCCATATTGAAAAATTTTTCTTGATGTATTAGCAACATCATATATACTATCCATTGTATCTTCAAGTCCTAAAACAAAACAGGCTGAATATAATTTCTTTTTTGTTCCAGCATTAAAAAATACAGGAGTATTACATCTCCAAATATTTTGTTTTAACAGGTTATAAACTTCCTTTTTTTCTTCTTCATTTGTTGCAAATTCTTTAGATACTCTTTTAAAAGTACCATCTATAGTTTCATCACCCAATTTATATAATTTATCAAAAATCTTTACTGCATTATCACTCAACATATATTAACCTCTTTATTAATAAAAATTGAATAGGGCATCATATGATGCCCTATTCATTATCATAACCAAATTTTATTGATATAGAAACTTACCTTCATATATAATTTCTATATTACCATTTTTATGTTCCTCAATAACATAATTTATTACATTTATATCATCCATTTGCATATCTTTCATACAATCAATAGCTTCAATTAACGTATTAGATATCGGAACACCAGAATAACCGTAAGACATCTGATTTACTTTTTCAAACTCAACTCTAATATCAGGATCTACAACAGCATACTTGACTAACATTTTATTCTCCTTTTCTATAAATGTTTTATTAATTTGTAAATATTTTCCTAATGTATTATTATAAATATTTTTATTTATTTTAAGATGAAATTTTGTTTTATCATTTGTATTATTATAAAAATATGCATCTGTTTTTATATAAAAATTTTTATCAATTATTAAAACAACTTGTGATTTAAATTTATGATATTCAAAATTTTGAATGTTTTTATATTCAACTTTATATATTATACCAAAGCTTATAAAAGTAAATGCAATAAATATTATAAATGATAATATAAAAAATTCAATATCATTTTTTACCATACCTAAAATAATAAAAATAATAAATAAACCAATCAATATACCTAAAATATATTCTAACATTTTATTCACCCTTCTTAATATAATTCTAACAGTTTATTTTCTACATTAGTAAAATCATCTAACATTGTTTGAAATTTATTTTTCTTAAAATAAGCATATATATTATCTGGATTAGGTAACTCATATGAATCATATCGTTTTAAAATTTCATCTTTAACAGTATTGGGTATCTTATTAAAATCTATCAATGTTTTATTAATCTCAAATCTTTTTTCTAAATCATTTTCTTTAAGCCATTCTTTATACCCTTTATTCATAACCTTTTCAGCAGATTTCTTACCAAATCCTGGTTTTCTTTTACCAGAAGGCCAATCTATTGGTGTCTTAATATTAAATATATCATCCTTTGCTTGACCTGTCAAACATTTTTCTATTAAAAATAATTCTGGATTTTCACATTCAGCAAATTTCTGTTTAGAAGGATTGTATATCTTAATCCTGTCAGAAATTAATTGTAAATAATCTTCATCATTTGATACTATAGTATATTGATTTTCTCTGAATTTTGAAATAATAGCAATAACATCGTCAGCTTCCGCATAACTTGATAATATTACTTTGAAAGGTAGGTGTTCTGTAATTTCATCTTTAAGATTATTCATTTCATGATGTAATCTATCCCAATCTACACCAGAAACATCTCTTTTTTTCTTTCTTGACTCTTTATATCTATCCCAATAAAGCTTTCTCCATGAAATTCTATCATCTACAGCTAATATTATTTCATCAACATGATCTTTACTTAAAGACATATATATACTATTGATAATATAGTATTTCCATAATTGATAATTCGGAATACCATCATCAGACTTAGAATCAATTACATCTTTTGCAAAAAAGGTTCTAATAACCAAGTTATTAAAATCAAATATATTAACATTTTTCATTCGTTTTCTCCTAACATTTTTATTAACTACTATATTAAGATACACTATTCATCTAATATTGTCAATAAATTATTATATCTTATTTAGGTTCGATTATTTACCATCTTTTAT